GATAAGTTTGGAACTGGTAATGCTATGTCATACTCAAGAAAGTATGCGTTCTTAAATTTATTAAATCTTAAAACCGGTATTAAAGATGAAGATGGCTATGAAGCTAAACCATTTGAACAAGATTCTCCAGAGCAATCTGTTGAAGAACCTACCTATGCTGATGATAGTATAGATGTAGATGATATAAAACATGAACTTAAAAATGCTGAAACTATAAAAGGTTTTAACATTGCTAAAGAAAAGCATAGAGCAAGTGTTGAGTATCTATTAAGAAATAATTTACGAGCATACAGACAAATTTCAGATATTGCTGAAACTCGTGAATTTCAATTAAATAATGGTCAGTAAAAGCTGACAATAACAAAGGAGTAAACATGAGTGAAGATGTAGTATGGTGTAACTTGGTAAGAAACCAAAACAAAAATGCGGAGAACCAACCGGATTGGGTAGCACCACCAAACCTAAAAGCACCAGAAGGTAAGAATTGGACCATTGGTGTTAAGATAGGAGACGTTTGGCACAATCAAGCTGGATGGGAAGAAAAAGATGAGCAAGGTAATGTTGTTGGGATTACAATCAAGATAACACCACCTACTGCTAACGAAGATAAACCTGCAGCACCTAGTAATAAAGGGTTTCAAAAGAAACCTAATTATGATAATAAACAATCATACAAGTTTTAATTAATTTGTATTTAGTCTTGGGGGAGTTTTTTCTTTCTAGTTCCCTTTCGGTAGTTTTCTTCCCCAAGGCACCTCAATATATTTATGGATAAAAAAATAACAGATTTAGATCAAGAGATAGAAAAGAAAATTATTGATGATCGCCAAAAAGATTATGGTAATTATCAAGAGAACTTTATTATGTTAGCAGAAATGTTTACTATCGTTTTGGCAGGCAGTTTAAAAAAACGAATAAAACCGCACCAAGTAGGTCAATTAATGATGGCATTAAAGCTATATAGATCAACAAAAAAATTTAAAGCGGATAATTATACCGATTTAAGTATATATAACAAGATGACTAAAGAAATACACAAAAAAGAGGTTGCCAAAAAGGATAAAAATGGGTAAATATAAGAGAATTATTAATGGAGAATGTTCATTTTCAATGACAGAACTCTTTGATGATGCAAAGAAAGCTGCAGATGTGTCCAATAATGGAGAACCTGTAGAATGTAAAATTGATAATTTGAGGATTGATTTTACAAGAGTAAAAAAGGAGCAAGATGGAACAAGTCCGATTGCGTCTGCAAAGGTACAGGGATCTTCAACAGAAGAAACATGATAAGTACCTAGAAGCAAAGCACAAGGTGGATAAGTATCAAAAAGATTCTTATAGATTGCTTTGGAAGATAGAGCAGACAAAAGAAGAATTAATGAGAACATAAGCTCATTAATTTTATTATTAAAAAAAACTGAAGGAAAACGTAGGGGGTCTATGACCATAAATATAAGTAAACATTACAATCAGCATATAAAAAAGTTAGATCAAAATAATTTTATATATAAAGTTAAGAAAGCATTTTACCTTCTTACGAGCCAAGAAGAAAGATTATATGAGGTAGGGTTCTCGGAAGGCTTTTTATATGCTGTAAATATTTTACAAAAAGAACCAATCAAAGATAGTAATGTTAGAAAGATTGTAGGTTATACTGTTACTAAACCAAAACCTTTGCAAATAGAAAGTGTTATTAATAAAGTTTGTGTATACTTTGAAGTACATAAAGCAACATTAATGGGTAAAAAAAGAACTACAGATATAGTAAGAGCAAGAAACGTAATACATAATATATTGTTTGAAAAATATCGTATGAACCTTACAGATATTGGTAGATATTTTGGACAGGATCATACCACAGTTTTACATTCAATAGAAATGAAAAGAGACCAAAAAAGATATTGGTCTCCAGAACAATCTTTATGGCAAGAGTTTGAAGAAATAAAAAATACTATTTCTTAAATGAAAGAGTTTTATTTATTATTAATATTTTTTGGAATTATGATTGCAATTTGTTTTTTAATGGGATGGTATAATGGAGTTTTAATTTAATTACTTTCATAACTAGCATCTTCTGATCTTTTAGCATCATCATCTTTCATACATTGATAATGTGCTTTAGTCTTATCTATAAATGCTACAAAACTTTCAGTATTTTCCATTTCATTTCCACAATATTTACAAGGTCCAATGTTTATTATATAAGACACAGGTTTCTTCCAATTTTTTTTTGGCATTACTTTAATATTAATTTTTTAATAGATTTTTCTCCCATGTAAATCTCGATCTCTGCTTCAGATTTTATACACTGGTACTCTACATTTTTTGAAGAACCACGCATAGCAATTCTTTTACCTTTTAAACAATTACTCATAGATGGTTGTATTCTATGTTCCTTAATTTCTCCATTTACAATCATTAATAAAGCAACCACAACTTCTAACATTTAATCTCCTAATTATAATTATATCCTGTATTAGAGTTTTCTAGTTTTTCAAATAATTTTTTATGTTGGTCCATAATATCTTTGTCAGAATCCATCATCTTATCTATTTTTTCTTCCAACATTTGTACATTAAATTCTAATTGATCCACTTGATTTAAAAGAACCGCTTGACCTGTTGAAAGTTCAAAAGTCCTAGATAAACTCCAACCGCCTAAAGCAATTAAAAGTCCTACTAAAAGTGTTAATATTTTTTCCATCATTGGTGTCCTCCATTTGCTCTTACTTTATCTTTTAAATGTTCAACATCAGCTAACGCTTTTTCTAATTGTTTATTAAGAAATTCTATATTAACTTTGTTAGTCATATTTTGTTCTTGAGTTTTCTCTAATTTTTCTGTTGTTTTATACAGATCTTCTATTAACATATACTGCTCTTGATCAGTAGGTAATTGTTCAGATTTTTTAAGTAGATCAGCTTGGAATAATTCTCTTGATGTCTCTAATGATGTAAGTCTAGCTGTAACTTCTGTGTAGCCAATTACTCCAGAAATTATTATCGCCACAATACCAATCATATTTTTAATTGGCATAGTTACGTTTGTTTTTTCACTCACTTTCATTTTCTTTTTCTTTTTAAAATTTTAACTCTTGAGTGCCAACACCATTCGGTAAGTTTAATAGAGTAAGTCTCTACAAATGACACTGCATTATCTACTTTGCCAAAAAAGTTTAAAAAAAATTTATCAATCATTTTCTATTTTCATTAGTTGTTCATATATTACAGAAGTTAAACCGGGAGGAGCAGTTATAAAATCATGTTCACTCTTTACACACCCTGCTGTTAAAATAAATATAATTAAATATTTCATATTGGTGCTACAATTACTGTTAATATAATAAAGGCTATAATTAATGCACCTGTAAAATAATAATTCATATTGGCACACTCCATTTAATTACTCTTCTGTATTAAATAATTTTTAAAATCTATTTCTAATTGTTCAATTTTTCCTTCCATTCTTTTTAATTTATCCTCTGTAACAATAGTATTACCATTGTTTGTTTCTAGTTTTAACAACAAGTGATTTTGATTTTCTTGTATTCTAGCAATGTAAGTTTTAAAATTATGAAGATGAGTATCGTTTATTACAGTAATTTCTGCTTTATTTTTATTAATAGTTTCTGTTAATGATACAATATATCTAACACCTGTAAAGGTTCCAACTACAAGTGATGCCACAACAGGTATCATTACTATATTTTTTTTTAGTAAATCCACTAGGTTCATTCACAAAAACCTACTGTATAATTGCGATAACTAATACAACTGCTACAATAATAACCATTTCCCTATGATCATTCCAATAGTGCATAGCTTTATCTTTAATTTTATCAATCATATTTATCTCCTGTGAGGTTTTAATATAAGATATTACTTACCCTGTCCACGATTTTTTGACTTACCTTTATGAAGTTTTTTAGACTTATTCATAGAAGATAATTTAGGTCGTCTACCTATACTTGTTTTTTTTGGTATTCTTTCGTGTGGTTGATCTGCTATGTTGAACTTTACTCTTGCCATTTTTTCCTGTTTGTTGAGATAATAAACTTGACTTTTTTTTATATTGACTAACAGATGCTGTCATTATACCCTTGCTCATTTTTTAACCAATGAACCACCAAAGTATAATCCAATAATAGCTGACACTAGGTTAGTATCTAATGGTGTAATGACCAAACTATTAGATGATAGTGTTATCCATTTCATAACTTCTTTTTCTGGTATAAAAAAGAATGAAGGTTTAAATTCTAAATATCCTACAATAACACTTGTGTCTGGTGATAATACTGGCATTAATTTTGGTAGTAAAACTATTGAGAAAACAGCCATCAAAGCTATAATTCTTCTGGTCCATTGAAAACCTTTGTTATCATATTCTCTAGCTTCTTTAAAACCTTTTTGTTGTACTTCAGCTCTTTGTATAAGCATTTTTTGTTCTGCTTGTTTTGCTTTTATACTTTGCGACCAGATACTCATTACTCCACCTAATACAGTAGAGCCTAACATTGTTATCATTTCAAATGGCATTATTCTTTCTCCTCTAAATCTTTAATCTTTGATAGTGCATCATCTAAATCTTTAGTACAAAACTCTAGTTTTTGCAAACACCTTTTATTAGCTGAATCTTTAGATTTATTAGAATCTTCAAGCTCTGCTATTTGACTTTTTAATATTCTTACTTGGTCTTTATACTCATTAATAATATCTAACGAATTATCATTTGGCATATATTATTTTTACCTTTAGTTTGATTTGTTCTTTTGTTCTACCTCTGGATATAAGTGATCCAATTCTTTTTCTTTTATAGCCATCTTTGGCTGTATAGTCTGACTTTCTATAATTTTTAGACTTAACATCATAACCAGTATACTCACCTGTAGTCATATTTAAAGTAACAATATCTACAGGACCTAAACCACCAAGAGGTGTAAACACTAGGATATTGGGGTCTTTTGCTAGTTCAATCTGTACTTTCATTTCGCTTATTAGACCAGTAGTTGCTTTCTTCCTTCTAGCCATAATAACAGCTCCTTAAAAAAATATTAAACTTTATCTAATAACATTAAAATTATACCTGCCATACCAGCTAATAAGGTGCCAGCACATACAATCATTATTTTTTCTATTCTATTAATTTGATTTTCTAATTGTTTCATTCTATCGTGAGTTTGTTTTTGCATAATACGACAAAGTTTTTCGTGTGATTCTATTTTTTGAAGTGCAATATTTTTAGACATTATATT